GACGCAAGCGATTACTTCCAAATTCATAACCCGCCCAGAGTTTTTGTGTGCTACCGCCACCAGAAAAGCGCTGACTTGCAAAGCCGTAAGAAAACTCTCCGATTTTGGAACTGGCCGAGACTTTAACGCCTGTTGCAATTCTTCTAACTGCTTCTTGACCAAAAGTCCTTGTAAGTGCATAGGCTTTGATTTCATTTGCTGCGTAAGTAGCCAGCGCGCTAGATTCTGATTTAGCTTGGCTAACGGCTTCATCATCCATCGCTTTGAACGCGGTAATGATTGAGCGGAGCTCGCGCTTGTCATAGCTGATTGGTAACTCATCTGCCACCGCTACGCTCCTTTAATATATCTATGGCCGTCATTACTTGGTCGATATCTGTCCAGTAAGGCATTGGAATCCCAGTTGCGATAGCAATCTCGATGATTAGTCGGTTGATGCTTCCGGGGTCGTAACTTTTGGGCTTTGATCTCCAATCGTCATTTCCTCAACTGTCAGCTCCCAAATCTCTTGGGACTTGGTTGGCTTTCCTGCTGCTTCGCGCTTATACGCAAAGTAAGCAAGATCTAAAAAGTCCGCTTGCTGGTAGGCCGAGATATCCTTCATCGAATAAATCGATTTACCAGTTTTGCGTTCCCACTTAGCCCATTCTGGCAATCCAGCTTGGTAAGTAACTGATTCGCCTGAGCTGTATTTAATTGTGATTGATATTTTCATAGCTCCCGATGCTCCGATTTCTTAGCTGAAGGTCTCTGTTGGAGTTCCAATTACTGTCATCGTCCAAGTGTCGGTAAGTGCTCCAGGAGCAGCTCCACCAGCAGATGGGAAGATTGGCAATACTGTGAAAGCAAATACTGCGCCAGTTATTGCAGTAAATGAAACATTGAGTGCTGTGTTAGGTGCAGCTTCTGCATCTGCCCACATTGCTTCGAATAGAGAGCCTGAAGCTCCCCAATCCTGAAGTAACTCAATTGTGAAAGTCCATTGCTTATCTACGGACTTATAAGCGCGACCATCAAGGGTTTGATAAGTCTCGATAATTGTGTCGCAGCTTAGGACTGCGCTAGTTGCTTGAGCATCGTATGCGAATGTATCTAATGTAAAGGTCACATCGCGCCCAGTTACTACTGTTGTTGGCATTTGGGTCTCCTTATGTGGTTTGCTCGTAGCGGACGCTCAAGCGTATATCTGAAACTAGCAGGGTTGTAGTTCCTACTTCTGTTACCGAAGGTCTTTCGACTATTGATAACTCATACTTGGAAGCGTTAAGCGCTCCAAGAATACTAATAATTAATTGCTCTAAATTATCAAGAGCAGCAGCGTTGCTGAAATACGCAACGCAAGCAGTTATTGTGTAATTTAATTTGACGCGAGTAGTTGATTTACCCAAAACTTCAAGCTCCATATAGGGCGAGTCTGGAATGACGATAATTGCTGGAACTATTGGCGCTTCTGGAACTGAGTCATAAATATTAGCGGTGCATCCTGCTAAAGCGGTCTTTAGCGCTCCTCTAACATCTGTGGCAATTGTGCTGGCTGGCATTAGCCCACCATTGTCTCAACATCAAGATAAGGCCCTAGAAGGCCAGTTACCTTGGCAAGTAAATTCTTAGATAGGCGGTAAGGAGTTACTGCAAAATCTACGCCTTCGATTGATCCACCAGCGGCGGTTCTGGATTGAAAGATTTCAACGGAGATAGCCAAAATAGCAGCTTCAGCATTGGGGTTTCCGACATAGGTCGATAATCCAGATAGCGCAGCGTTTCCTGCTGGGATGATATTTTTTTCCAATATGTCTGCATTGGTGATTGCGACTGTAAATACATAATCTGAAATTTCGTCATCGGTTACTGTGTGAGTGCCATTGAAAGGAGCTCCGCAGCCAGTAATAATTACGGATTGGCCTTCTGTAAATTCTTGAATTGTTGCAGTTTCAAAATAAGCAATATTATCGGTTAGCTTTACTTTGTTAATCTTGCTTTGGAAAGTAACTAACATTGGAAGAACTAGATTCTCCGAGGCATCTACTATGTCGCCTAAATAAGCGTCTGAATATAGGGATGACGAAACGCCAAGAATCGTCCTAAGCTCTGTGGCCGTAACTATTGTTGGCATCTCGTCATCCTTTCAAGCAGTTAGGTGAGCGGCCAGCTCGGGAGCGGACTGGCCGTCACTTTTTTTAATTAACTACGCAACTTTCCATAGATAAGCGCCAGCGCCTACCTTTGTTGCAAGTGCGCCATAGCCATAGTAAGCAACTTCAATCTGACCATTTAGTGCAACATTGGTCTGGAGACGGAAGCGGCTGCTTTCAAACCATTGATAAGCAGATGGCTCAACGACAATCAGAGTGTCATCGCCAACACCAGAACCAAGGCCGCGATCTACATAAAAATCAAGACCGAGAACATTACCGCGTAGAGATGAAGGTGAAACTCCTCCTCCGCGATTCTGTGGATTGATTAAGTTGGTGTAAAGCGGAAGGCTCTGACCATCAACTAGATTCATAATTGCGCCCCATTGTCCAGTAGAAGCAATGATATTTCTAGCAAATCTCTTTGTTCCGTTATAGATTGAAACTGCAGCATCTGAAACGAAATCTTGGAAATTTACATTTGACATTGTGCGATTGCCGCCATCAGTTCCACCAGCAATTAAGCCATTAAGAACTGCGTTATTTGTAGCATAAGCAAACGCGTTCTCCATTTGCTCAACCAAAAGGTCAAAAAAGACGGGACTTGATCGGTCGAGGAGTTCCACAGAAAAGGTTTGTCCTCCAGCATATTTTTTAACATCAACTGTAACGAACGCAGTTGTCATTCCTGTTTCATCAATTGCAGCAGCTTCGGCTTCCTCGGCAACTGTTGGAGCAGCTGTCAATTTAGGAATTTCAAAAGACATTCCTGCGTCTGGCAGGACACCTCGCGATATTGCATCAATCGCTGGACGATCAGCTGTTGATAAAGGATTAATAACTTCTGTCAATTGACGAGTTGGGATTAGACCAGCGTTGTTGCTGGTTGTGTCATCTGCTGCGCGAACATAAGCGCGAGCATCATCATTTCCTAGAGCAGCGCGAACGCTCATTTCTAGGTATTTAGACTTGGTAAATTCAAGTCTTGGAGTTGTGTAGAAACTTGGCTTTGGAGCTGTAGCTTCTACTTTGGCTGCTTCTACCGCTTCTTCAACGGCAGGAGCAGGAGCGGTAGTGTCAGACACTTGGTCTCCTTCGGTTGGTTTGTCTGAATCAGCGGTTGCCAAATCAGAATCTTCTTTTGGTGCTTCATTCTCGGATGCTGCTACTTCGCTTACTCGAGCAGAATCAATTGCAGGATCAGTAACCAAAGAAACTTCATCTAGGGTTGCTGAAGTAATCTGCATTACGCCTTTGTTGTTTGTCCATTCGTTAATCTGTGCGCCAACGCTAAATCCATCGCGTAGCCCTTCGGTTGCTTCAACTAGAGCATCTTCTCCAGCCATAGTATTGGCAATCTTAAAAGTAGCTTCAATTCCATTAGCAGTTACATTGTGAGAAACCATTTTGCCAATTGGGCGAGTGCGGTCGTGCTCAAGTAACAACTTAACTGGCTTAATTTCAATGCTATCTGCTGCAAATACTGTTGGGCCTACTGAGGTGTTACCTTGCTCATTCCAAGTAACGATAGTCCCAGTAATTGTTCTTTTAATTGTGTCGGCAGCGGTAACTGCCATTGGCATATTAACCTTCATTTGGTATTAGATCCTCTTCTCGCTGAATCTGCTCAACGCTCATCGCGCCAATGCGGTTTAAGATTTCATAAACTTGCGCTCTTTCTAATGCGTTACCGCGTAAGAAATCGTCAAGTGCAAAGCGCGTCATTACTGGATTGGGAACAAAGTCCGGTAATGATAGGCGTTCCTCAATTGCCTTAAGGATTGGGCGAAGTGAGAAATCTACTAATGAGCGCCGCTCGGACACCGCGTTTGAGTAAGTCATTGAAGTCGTTTCGGCGCTCAAGAAGTAGGCAGGTATTCCACAGGCCCGAGCTAATTCTAGTGCTACATATTGACGCGCCTCGGCAAGTTGCATTGATTTAGGATCAAAGCCAAATTCTTTCAAATCAACATCAGCATTTAGAAATGCAGTTGAGCGAGTTTGTCTAGCATTTTTCCAAGCACTTAATAAAGCTGAAATTCTTTCGGCAGTTAAATTAGTTCCATTTGATTTAAGAACCATAGTTGGAGCAGGTTCTTTAGCATAATTTACAGCTGCGTTCTCAAGATAAACTGCTGCTGCAATCGTTTTTCCTGCTCTGTGAAGTAATCCTTCATCTGGGCCATCAAATCTTATTAATGAACCTACGCCTTGAAGTGGAACTGACTTGCCATCAACTTTATATCCAGTAATTTCAGTATTTAGGAAATCTGTATCAACTGTAACGCGGTCTGGGCTTACGCGAGTCCAGGCTCTTACTCGGCCGCCATCTGTTGATGAATACATTTCTAAGACTTGACCATAACCAGCACCATAAAGCCAAATATCTTCAGCAAGCCAGTTATAAATTACAAATCCTGCAACCCTTGGGTCTGGCTGATTAATAACGCGATGCGGATCTACATACTGTCCAGTTATGCGATTGAAAGTGGTAAGAGGTAATGAGCCAATAGTTCCGCAAATAATATTGCGAGCTCTAGCAACGGATGGAACGCTCATTGCTAATTGGCGAGTAGTATTAGTTGCACCGCCAAGAATATTATAAACTGAATCGCTAATCTGGACGGGAGTTAGCGCGGCTGCAACATCTGAAACCTTAGTAGGTTTAGCCGTCTGCACCTGTGGAAATAGAAAATCTCTTATAGCACCCATTGCTTACATTGTAAGCGAGCCTACTTACACTATTTGGATATCGACTCCGCTTTCAGCCATCGTTGCATAGTGTGTCGCTAAAGCTGAAGCGATTGCTCCGCAAATAGTTGTATTACTTACCTTGCGACCCATTACCCAACCGCCGTCTCCAAAGGGTAACTTGACGGCGGATAGGCATTGCTTGGTCAGCTCTTCCTGTCCCGAGTGAGCTAACCGCTGTGATGAGATAGCTCCCAGTAACTCATCGCAGCTTTGGGCATAATCAAGTCCATCTATTGGCTCGACTCTTATTCCTGCAGGGGCTAACCTAGCTGCGACCGCTGACGCGGTTTTGGCTGAATAAGCAACCAGCTGAACTGGATACTTTCTGACCCATTC